TTGCTAATCACGCTTTTAATTTAGGGTTTAATGTTTTACAAATCTTCTTTGAGGATAACTATAAGATTATTCAGAGAAAACATTTTACATGTTGGACGGGTATAGCACCTGATGACCTTAGTAATCATAAAGAAAAAGTATTGGCGAAAGTTGCGGAAATTAAAGAAACAATGCCAAACAAGTTAGTGATGAAGAAGTTACCTTCTGACACATTAACCATGAATCAGATTAAAAATCAGATTAGAAAGATGATTGCTGATGGGACAAAAATTGATATGGTTATTTTAGACTATATTGATTGTGTAACACCTGAAAAGATGATGGAAGACGAATGGAAATCTGAAGGTTCAGTGATGAGAGCATTTGAATCAATGTGTCATGAATTGGACATCGCAGGATGGACTGCAACACAAGGTAATAGAAGTTCTATTTCATCTGATGTGGTAACAACTGACCAAATGGGTGGTTCTATTAAGAAAGCTCAAGTAGGACACGTTATCATCACGGTAGCTAAATCACTACAACAAAAAGAATTGAATCTTGCAACTATTGCAATTACAAAGTCAAGAATTGGTAAAGACGGGGTGGTATTTGAAAACTGTAAATTCAATAACGAAATGTTAGAAATTGATACAGAAAGTACTACAACATTCTTAGGACTTGAAGAACAGAAGGAAGAAAGAAATAGAAACAGGATTAAAGAAATTATGGAGAAAAGAAAACAAACAACAGTATAATTATTAAAACAATATGGAACAAAAAATGGAAAAAATTTTAGTAGAAAATCCAAATCGTTTTGTAATCTTTCCAATACAATATAATGATATTTGGGAATATTATAAGATGCATCAAGCCGCGTTTTGGACGGCAGAAGAAATCGATTTAAGCGGTGACCTACGTGACTGGGAAAACTTATCGGAAAATGAACAATATTTTGTAAAAAATATTTTATCATTCTTTGCCGCCTCAGATGGTATCGTAAATGAAAACTTGGCGGAAAATTTCTACAGAGAAGTACAATATCCTGAAGCTAAATTTTTCTATGGTATGCAACTTGCTATGGAGAACATTCATAGTTTAATGTATTCACTTCTTATTGATACTTACGTGTCAAATGAGGAAGAAAAGAACAAATGTTTTACTGCGTTAGATAATTTACCTGCGGTTCAGAAAAAGGCTAAATGGGCTTTGGATTGGATTGAAAATGCATCGTTTCAAGAGAGATTGGTTGCGTTTGCGGCAGTTGAAGGTATCTTTTTTTCAGGTTCATTCTGTTCTATCTTTTGGTTAAAATCAAGAGGTATTATGCAAGGATTGTGTAATGCTAACGCTTTGATTTTCAAAGATGAAAACCTACACTGTGACTTCGCAATTCACTTGTTAAACAATCACGTTGAAAACAAACCAAGTGAAAAGAGAATTAAAGAAATTCTACTTTCAGCTCTTGAGATTGAAAAAGAATTCATCACTGAATCATTACCTGTTTCTTTAATTGGTATGAACCAAAACTTAATGAAACAATATCTTGAGTTTGTGGTTGATGGTTTATTGGTAAAGTTTGGATGTAAAAAACAATTTAATGTTGAACAACCATTTAAGTTCATGGAACAAATTGCGGTTGAAACAAAAGGTAATTTCTTCGAGTCAAGAACTGTTGAATACCAAAAAGCTAAATTGAATGAAACATTGTCCTTTACTGACGATTTCTAATTTATTATTTTTATAGAACTATGATGTCACTTAAAATTAAAAAGAGAGGTGGAGATGATGCGTCATTTAATCCACAGAAAATTTATAACCGTATTAAAAGAGCTTCAAAGGGGTTGAGTGTCAACTCCGATGAAATCTTTATTAAGGTTATCACTTCAGTACCAACTGAAGGTATTATTACAACAAAAGAATTAGATAAGTTAATCTATGAAATTGCTGCGGCATTTACAGGTAGTCATCACGATTACTCAAGATTAGCTTCGTCAGTTGCTATTTCATCTTACCATAAGGAAACTGACCCAAGTTTTTCAAACACAATGAATTTGTTACATGGTGAAGGTATCATCAATGAAAAATTAATGGAGACTATTGAAAAATACGGACCTTCTAACATTGATGAAGTTATCAATCACGATAATGATTATAACTTCGACTATTTTGCTTGGAGGTCACTTGCTGAAATGTATCTTTTAAAATTATCGGAAGGTAAAGTAGTTGAACGTCCACAACACATGTATATGAGAGTTGCTCTTTGGGTAACTAATACATTTGAGGAAGCGGTTGAGTATTACCAATCGTTATCAACACAAAGAATATCTCCGGCAACACCAATCATGATTAACGCTGGTACTAAAACACCACAACTTGCTTCTTGTGTTCTTCATTATAATGATTCGGATTCAAGAGAAGGTTTGTTAAACACCATGAGAGATATCTCAACCTACTCATCGGATGCTGCGGGTATTGGATTATCAATGTCTAACATTCGTAGTAAGGAGAGTCGTATTTCATCTTCAGGTGGACATGCTGGTGGACTTTTAAAGTATTTGAAGATTGTTAATGAGTCACTTCGTTTCTTTAACCAACAAGGACGTAGACCTGGTTCTGCGGCAATCTATTTGGAACCTTGGCATAAAGATGTCTTTGATTTATTAGAGATTAAAAAGAACACAGGTGCTGAAGAATTAAGAGCTCGTGATTTGTTTACCGCACTTTGGATTCCTGACAACTTTATGAACGCAGTTAAAAACAATGATGATTGGTATTTGTTCTGTCCTAACGATATTATTAAAGCTGGTATCAAACCATTACAAGAAAGTTACGGTGATGAATATGAAGAGAATTATAAATTAGCCGTAAGTATGGGTCTTGGTAAGAAAGTTAAGGCTCAGGAGATTTGGAATAAGATTATTGAATCACAAGTTGAAACGGGTGTTCCATATCTATGTTCTAAAGATAGTGCTAACAGAAAAACAAACCATCAGAACATTGGTGTTATTAAACAATCAAATCTTTGTAATGAAATCTATCAATACACTGACGAGAATATAACCGCAATCTGTACTCTTTCATCTATGGTGTTAAAGAACTATGTAAAAGATGGCGAGTTTGATTTTCAGGGGTTATACGAGGAAACACGTAAGGTTGTTAGAGCGTTAAACAAAGTTGTTAACATTAACAATTACTCAACTGAAAAAGGACGTAAGGGTGGATTATACCAGAGAGCAATTGCTATTGGAACTCAAGGACTTGCAGATGTATTCTATTTAATGGATTATATCTTCACATCTGATGAAGCTCGTAAATTAAATAAAGAAATCTTTGAAACAATTTATTTCGCATCAATTACCGAAAGTAACAAATTGTGTATGGATGGTAAATATGAACCATACGCTTACTTTAAAGGGTCACCAATGTCACAAGGAGTATTCCAATTTGATATGTGGGGATTGAAAGAAGATGAATTATCGGGAAGATGGCCTTGGGGAATTCTTAAACAGAATGTTAGTAAGTATGGTGTTTGTAATTCATTATTTACGGCTCAAATGCCTGTAGCGTCTTCAGCTAAGATTACAGGGTCATATGAAATGACAGAACCTGCTCATTCGGCAATTTTCAACAGACGTGTAATTGGTGGTGAGATTATGATTGTTAACAAGTATTTGATTAGTGATTTTGAGAAGATTGGAATTTGGTCTGAGGACTTAAAGAATGAAATTATTATGAATGAAGGTTCAATTCAAGGAATTAACTTCTTAAATTATTTGGACCCTGAAGATAAAAGATATAACTTTAAAGTTAAGAGAATTGAAAGACTGATTGAAAAGTATAAAACAATTTGGGAAATCTCACAAAAGGCATTGATTGAAATGGCAGCTGACAGAGCACCGTTCATTGACCAATCACAATCAATGAATATCTATATGTCAAACCCAACATTGTCAAAGATTTCATCTTCACATTTCTACGGATGGGAAAAAGGATTGAAGACACTTTGTTATTACGTTAGAACAAGAGCCATCTCAACGGGAGCAAAACACTTGGCTATGGACGTATCAAAAATTAACAAACCAAAAGCAACTCCTGAACCACCAAAGGTTGATTACAGTTATATGAATCTACCTGACAAACCTGAAAATAGTGAATTTGATTGTTTTGGATGTTCTTCTTAAAAAAATTCGATGTGTTATCCCGAGCTAGGTCGGGATTTTTAATTTCATACTATTTATGAAATATGGCTCAAGGTAAAACATATGGAATAACTTTTCCTTTCAGAGATTCTTTTGATGGTAAATATTTAGATTTAACTGATTTTGATGAAGATGAAATTAAAACTGATTTGATTCATTTGTTATTAACAAGGAAAGGGAGTAGATATTTTTTACCAAATTTTGGAACAAGGTTATATGAATATATTTTTGAACCACTTGACGGACCAACCTTTAATGAGATTGAGACGGAAATAAAAGACTCAGTTACAACTTATATTCCTAATCTTCAAATTACATCGGTTAAAGTTGAACCAATAATATCACCTGATGGACAATCGGATTTTGCGACGACATATCCTGGTACAGGTGAAATAACTTTACCTGATTTAGCAATTAACGAACACACGGCAAAAGTAACAATAAATTATAATATTACGAGTGGAGTATTTAATACTTCTGACTTTATAATTATTAATATATAACATGGCTCAACAAATATCATATACCACAAGGGATTTCCAAGCAATAAGATTAGAACTGATAAATTACGTTCAAACTTATTATCCTGATTTAATTCAAAATGTTAATGACGCTTCGATTTTTTCAGTATTTTTGGATTTAAATGCTGCGGTTACCGATAATTTAAATTTTAATATTGATAGAGCATTACAAGAAACTGTACTACAATACGCTCAAAAAGATATATCTGTTTATAATATTGCAAGAACTTATGGTTTAAAAATACCAGGATTAAGACCTTCTATTGCACTTTGTGATTTTTCTATCACAGTACCAGTTGATGGTGATTCTGAAGATTTACAATATTGTGGTATTTTGAGAAGAGGTAGTCAAGTATTAGGTGCGGGGCAAACTTTTGAAACAATATACGATATTGATTTTGCTTATGAGTTTAATTCAGAAGGATATCCAAATAGATTAAAAATTCCAAATTTTAATGCTAATGGAACTTTAATAAATTATACTATTGTAAAAAGAGAACCTATTGCAAATGGTGTGACAAGAGTATTTAAAAAAGTAATATCACAACCTGACTCAAGACCATTTTTAGAGGTATTCTTACCCGAACAAAATGTATTAGGTGTTACAAGTGTACTTTTAAAAAATAGTACTAATTTTACAAATATTCCTTCATCCCAAGAATTTCTATCAACTGTTGATAGATGGTATGAAGTTCAGGCTTTAGCTGAAGATAGAATTTTTATTCCTGATACAACTAAAACATCAGACAATCCGGGGATTAAGGTTGGAAAATATATTCAAACAAATCAAAAATTTATTACTGAGTTTACACCAAAAGGATATTTTAAATTGACTTTTGGTGGTGGTAATCAATCAACTGACGATTTATTAAGACAATATGCTCAGAACGGAATTACTTTGGATATATCAAAATATCAAAATAATTTTTCTTTAGGTTCAACGTTAAAGCCGAATACGACATTATTTATTCAGTATCGTGTTGGGGGTGGATTACAGAGTAATTTAGGTGTTGGGATTATTAATCAAATAGGAACCATAAATTTTTCAGTAAATGGACCTAACAATCAACAAAACTCAAATACAATTAAGTCACTCCAAACAAATAATGTAACACCTGCAGTTGGTGGAGCAAACGCTCCAACAATAGAAGAGGTAAGAAATTTAATTGGTTTTAACTTTTCATCTCAAAATAGAGCAGTAACTGTTAATGACTATGAGGCGATTTTAAGAAAAATGCCATCGATGTTTGGAGCACCGGCTAAAGTTGCGATAACAGAAGAAGATAATAAAATTAAAATTAATATTTTATCTTACGACACACAAGGTAATTTATCAAATAATGTATCTGACACTTTAAAAAATAATATATCGAATTACTTATCTAATTACAGGATGATTAATGATTATATTTTTGTTAATTCTGCAAATGTAATTGATTTGGCATTTGATGTTTCAGTTGTATTAGATGCTAGTCAAAATCAGGGAACTGTAATTACAAACTTGGTTGAAAAAGTTCAAAACTATATGAGCCCATCAACAAGAGAAATGGGTTCAAATGTTTATGTATCAGAAATAAGAAGATTAGTACAAGAAGAAGTAGGTGTTATAACAGTTACCGATATAAAGGTTTATAATAAAGTAGGTGGACAATATTCATCATCTCAAACTTCTCAAGCTTATTCAAATAGTGACACAAAACAAATTGGACTTATTGACGATACAATATTCGCGGAACCAACACAAATTTATGATGTTAGATATCCTAATAAAGATATTAGAATCATAGTAAAGAACTTATCGGCAGTTAACTTTAGCTAACATCCTTTATTTTTATAAAAGTGTGCTTAAAATATTTATTTAAAAACACACATGTCATCATCATATAGAATTAGAACAGAGTTAGGGGTAAACAAGACCATTCAGGTTAAGTTAGAACAAAATTACGACACTTTAGAGTTATTGTCTTTAACAATTTCGCCTAATAATTTATACACTCGTGCTTGTGCGGATTATGGTGTTGTTTGTGGTAGAGTTTTTAGTAATAATGGTTTTGGTTTACCGAATGCTAAACTATCCATTTTTATACCTGTTGAAGAGTTAGATATTAGAAATGAAGAAATTTCAGTTTTATATCCTTACCAAAGTATTAATGATGTAAATGAAGATGGTTATAGGTATAATTTATTACCTTATACTCAATCTCATAGTGGACACGTTCCTGTTGGTACTTTTCCTGATAGAATAGATGCTCTTATTAACAAGACAGTAATTGAGGTTTATGACAAGTATTATCGTTTTACAGTAAGTACAAACGACTCTGGTGACTTTATGATACTTGGAGTACCGACAGGTCAACAGACGTTGTTTATGCAAGTTGACCTCTCTGACATTGGAGAGTTTTCAATGACACCACAAGACCTTATAAGAATGGGTCTTGCTACTGAATCACAAGTTGATGGTACAAGATTTAAATTTTCTGAAAATTATAATGAGTTACCTCAAATTATTAGTATTTCAAAAACAATACAAGTATCACCACTTTATGGTGAACCTGAAATATGTGATTACGCAATTCAACAGGTTGACTTTGATTTAACTTCTGAAAAAAATGTAACAATCTCACCTACTGCGGTGTTTATAGGTTCTATTTTTTCTGCGGATGACGGTACTAAAGTTACTAATACAATTAATGACATTTGTAATGTTAAAAGGTCACTTGGTGAAATGTGTGATTTAACTTCAGGGCCTGGACAAATATTGGCTTTAAGACAAACCATTCGTTTGGACAATTTCCT